GCCTGACCCAACGCCCACGCCAGCACCAACCCCTGCTCCGGTAGTCTTTCCAAACGAGGTGGTGGTGAAGATTGAAATTGGCGTGAATCTGCTGACCTTACTGTTGGCACTCATCAACAAAGACGTGAACGGAGTCGCGCTGGATGCCAAGCAAACCCCCTGACCCTGAGTATTGGTGATGTGGACACTTATTCGGAATGCCTATGGTGCGACCATTCCTACAAGAGTCTTGTTTCCGATACTAATTTCTAGTCTTGGATTACAACGATTGCCTATCTTGGTAAAACTACCGTATCCAGAGCAGTTAATTGTAAATTACTGGCAGTATCAATTGGGACTTCCGAAATTGCAGCGATTTCGCTATAATTGATAACGGTAATTACAATAAAGGTGAAACCTTGCGAGAAGTCTACATTTATGTTCTCATTGACCCTGAGACGGACGAAAAGCGCTATGTCGGAAAAACTGTTGCACTCAGGAAGCGTTATGGCCGACATTTTGCGGGCGGTAATTCAGAGAAATTGACGTGGTTACAATCCTTGAAAGCACGAGGGTTACTGCCGATTATGCAGGTACTTGAGACGACCACCAATGTGGCATGGCCGGATAGAGAACGTTGGTGGATAGCGGAGGGCAAGCGGCTTGGATGGCCTTTACTCAATGCTGATTCAGGAGGTTGGGGTGGCCCTGACCCCAAACCTACAACGCGAGAGAAAATGCGAAAAGCCAAATTGGGAAGGCCGTTGCCGGAATCGGCAAAAGCAAAACTCAGTCAGTATTGGACAGGTCGTAAGCGACCCGGCGTTTCCGAAAAATTGCGTAAACGTCCTCATACATGGGGTTCAAAAATAAGTGCTTCTAAAATGGGCCATTCAGTATCCGATGAATCGAAAGAAAAGATGCGGCGAAAGCGACTTGAATACTTTAATCGGAAGGGGCGTGCTGCCGATAAGGTACTCGACTACTTATTTCAGCATCCAGAAGATGTGAATCTTTCGTGTCGCCATATTGCTAAATCGTTGAAAACCAGTCCTAAACAAGTTGCCAACGCCAAGCGTTTATTAGGATTGGATGTACGGAATAGAAAACCTAGGAAGTCTCAATCTCACTTGGGTGTGAAGTAAACGCTATTTAGGTATACAATGCCAAAGGGTAAATCTAATCCGTTAAATTCGGATAAAAAAGCGAAGGCCGCCGAAAGGCGTGTTCTGGCATTTGACCTTCGCAAGCGCGGATTGAGTTATCGAGAGATTGCCAAGAAACTTGAGGTGAGCTTAAAGCAAGCCTATGACGATGTGCATGAGACATTAAATAAACTTGCCGAGATGGAAATCGAGTCTGCCAAAGAACTCAGACAATTGGAACTTGAACGGTTGGATATAGTTATCAAGGGGCTTGAACCAATGGCGACCATTGGGCATGTACCTTCGGTAATGGCTTTCATCAAAGCGAGTGAGTCGCGTCGTAAGTTACTAGGGTTGGACATGCCCACTCAACTAGATGTAACGAGTGCTGGCGAGAAATTGTCCCCCATTCTGATTACCAAAATGGACATTGATGAACTGTGACCCATGTTGTACGGCAGGTGGGCGACGACGACTCGGAGGGGTTGAAATTCTATGGCGGCGCGAGGGAATTCTGGCGCTACAAGGGATTTGAAGCCTTGCTTACAGGGCCATACCAAACCGGAAAAACCATCGCCGCCCTGACCAAACTCCATGCCCTTCTCTGTAAGTACCCCAACGCCCGCGCGGTGATGCTCCGCAAAACCTATAAGAGCCTGACCAAATCCGCCGTTGTCACCTACGAAAAAAAGGTGCTGCCGTTCAGCACCGAAGACCCGCGCTCTGGTGTGATGAAATGGGGTGGGGAACGCCCTGAATTCTATCAGTACATCAATGGGTCACGGTTGGAATGTGCCGGGATGGATAACCCCTCTAAAGTGCTGTCCTCCGAATATGATTACATCTATATCAACCAGTTAGAGGAATTAAAGATTGGGGAGTACGAAACCTTAACCGGACGCGCTACCGGACGCGCTGGCAATGCACCCTATCCTCAAATAATGTCCGATTGCAACCCCGGCGCACCTACCCACTGGATATTGGGGCGTAAGAGTCTACAACGCTTTACCCAAATGCACGAGCATAACCCCACATTGTTTAACCAAGAGACCGGGGAAATCACTGATTTGGGCATACGCTCAATGGCAATATTGGATGCCCTGACCGGGGTACGGTATAAGCGGGGTAGGTTGGGGTTATGGGTGGCCGCCGAGGGCGCGGTATTTGAGGAATACGACCCGGATGTGCATATGGTGAAAGACCTGCCCAAAGACCCCTTTTACTTCAAAGCGTTTTATGCAGCGGTGGATTGGGGATGGACGAACCCCGGCGTGATTCAAGTATGGGGTAAGGATGGGGACGGCGTGCTTTGGTTGGTACATGAGGTGTACAGGACGGGGCAGCAAGTGAGCAGTTGGTGGATACCCAAGGCCAATACACTCAAAGAACGTTACCGTATTGAATTCTTTTATTGTGACCCAAGCCGCCCGGACAACATTGCACTATTCCGTTCCGCTGGAATTCCCGCCATTGAAGCGGACAACACCATTGAGACGGGCATTGATTTCATCAAGCAGCGCTTGACGACCCGGCGTATCAAGTTGTATGAGGACGCCCTAGAGGAAACCGACCCGGAATTGGAAATGCGCCATTTGCCCACCTGTTTGGCGGAGGAGATTCCCTTGCTGGAATGGGCAAAGAGCGCCCAAAATAGCATCCAAGAAAAGAACCCCAAAGACGAACCCGCCGACCTGCACAATCATGGAATTGATTGCGCCCGCTATATCTGCAACGCCATTGATAAGGGGCGGGGCGTGTTTGCGCGGGCATTGTAAAGAACTATAAAAGGGTATTGACAGCTTAGCAGATATAGATTATACTGTCCTTTATGGTTTCGTATGCCGATATTTCAACTTAAGCCACGTGGAGAACATTTCCAAACGAGCGCAAGAACCCGCCCAATGAAGCGGGTTTTTGTTTGTGATACGCTATAAGTATTAACCCGACCACTACTTACGGCGCGTTCACCCATGCTCAACGGCCCGATTTCACGAACCTTTCGACCCCTGGCGCACACCAAAGCTTTTCCCTTTATGCTCCCGAACTGGACGGACTCCGGTGAATTTCACTGGAACATGACCAGCGTCCAGAGTTACATGGAGGAGGGGTTTGGCAAGAACGCGGTGATTTACAGCGCCATTATGCACAAGGTACGGGCGCTCACCCAAGCCCCCCTACGCGCCTACACGGGCGATGAGGACAAACCCAAATTCGCCCCCAAAGACAGCCCTTTAGCCTTACTTGCCAAGCGCCCCAACAGTTTCCAGAGTTGCATGGAATTCATGCAGCAATGCGTGGTGTATAAGAATCTGAGTGGCAACTGCTTCATTTACATGGAGAAACCGAGCCGCCTTTCCACGTTACCCACTGCTATGTACAGCCTCCGCCCTGACCGTATTAAAATCCTGAGTCAAAACGGCAAGCTGGCGGGGTATATGTACAAGCCGGAAGGGTATCAGGGCACAGAGGGCGGTTTCCCCATTCTGCCCGAATACATGATACACATTCGCTACCCGGCGGCGATTGACCCCTTAGAGGGGCAAGGGTATGGCATGAGTCCCATCCAACCCGCCGCGTATAGTGCCGATGTGGATAACCAGTTCAGCAAGTTCCTGTATATGTTTTTCCGGCATGGTGGGGTAGGGTTGGCAGCGCTGGAATTTGAAATGCCCCTGAATGACCCGCAAATTGCCCGTATCCGCACCGAATGGCAGGAATTGTATGGCGGGGCGGAGAATTGGCCGAAACCGCTGGTGCTGGACAATAAGGGCAAGTATCACGCCCTGACCCCGCCCTTCAAAGACCTCGCCAGCCGCGAGATTGATGGGCGCAACGAATCCCGTATCCTGGGGCCATTGGGTGTGCCGGGGATGCTGGTCGGCATGGCAAGCGCAATGGACAGAGCCACCTTTAGCAATTACGAACAGGCGGACAAAGCCTTCTGGCAGACCACCATGAACGCCGACCTGCTCCTGTTTGAAGTGGAATTCGAGCATTATCTCCGCGATGGGGAAATGTTCGTGAAGTTCGACAAGAGTCAAGTGCCTGCCCTGCAACTGGACATGAAGCAGTTGGCGGATACCTGGGGCGTGTTGGTGGACAGGGGAATGCCGCCCGTCATTGCCGCCAAGGTAGTGGGTATTGAGGTGGAACGTTACGAGGGTGACGACATTAGTTACCTGCCCTCTGGTACAAAGCCTGCTGTGACCGATAAGGATTGGTACAGCAGTGAGCAGGAGGCGGCGCGGGAACGCTTTGCCCCCAAACCAGAACCGGACGAGGAGAATGTCCCACCCAAACTCCCGCCAGGGCAACCCAATAAATTCCTGCCTGCCCCCCACACCAAAGAATCCGACGCACTGGAACTGAAAGCCGCCCGGATTGTGGAGGAGCAAAACCGCATTACGGAGAAACACGAACCCGCCTATTACAAAGCGGCGCGGGAGGTGTTTGGCAAGCAGGAAAAGGAAATCCTGGCGTTTGTGACCGAAGCCAAGCAGAAAGCCAAACAGCAAAAGTCCAGCATCAATTGGGACGTGGTGCAACATGCCGTCCTCGATTACCTGAATGGTGTGGGGGTAGAGGAATGGCGGCAAACCTTCGCCCCGGTGATTCGGGGGTTGATTGAGGAGGGCGGCGAGTTTTGGGCGCTGGAATTGGGCGAGGAATTTGATGTGGTTAACCTGTTTGCTTTAGACTGGTTTGACCGCTACACCCTGCGTTTTGCCACCGAAACCAACACGACCACCACTGAACAAATTAAGGACGTGATTCAGCAAGCGCAGTTTGAAGGGTGGAGCGTACCAGAAGCCCAAGCCCGATTACAGCAGTTATTCCAACAGTGGATGCAGGGCGACCTTACGGCAGAGGAGTTTGAATGGCTGAACGCCCGGATGCCCGATTACCGCACCGAAATGATTGTCCGCACGGAAACCATTCGCTCCTTTAATGCGGGGACGGAAGCCCTCTATAAAGAGTGGGGGGTGATGCGGAAACAATGGTGGGCGGCCTACGATGACCGTCTTTGCCCCTTCTGTGAGCAAATGCACGGCAAAATTCTGTTTGTGGGCGACAAGTTTGCACGGCTTGGGGAACGCCTGAGCGTGATGGATGAAAGCGGCAAAGAACATCGCATGACAGTGGGGTTTGACGATATAGGCTATCCACCCCTCCACCCGAATTGCCGATGCTGCTTATTGAATGCGTAGGATGGCATGTTGCGACCCATTGGCACGGAACTTGAGGTGATTTACCATAGCGCGGCGGCAAGCCGTGAGCGACCCCATACGATTGTTGTACGATGGAGAATAAAGGAACACGTCCTGGATAGTCAAGGCGCGTGGGTAGAAATATGGGAATTCGTGCGATGTGAACGCAATGGGTTCCCGCCTTTCTACCAAGATCCGAAAACGAGGGAAATTAAATGAGTAAGCACAATAAGCCGTTACCCGTTGGCGCAACACTGACCAACCGCTTTCAGGGGTTAGACCCTAAATTCGTGGAACGCTACCAATTCAAGGAAATGGTGTGCGAGGCGGTATTGGTGGGGGCGGAGGTCAAGGAGATTGAAAACCTTGACGGCACAACCTCGCCTATTGGGGAAGTGACGGCACTGGTCAATATTTACGGCATTGTGGATGATGGCGATGATGTCATGGAATTGGGCGTGTTCACAAAATCCATCACCGAACAGTTCCGGCGGATTCGTTGCCTTGACCAGCACAACACCAACTCGGTGATTTACGTCGTGGGGAAACCCATAAGCGTGCAGGAAATCGGCAAGGGTGAACTGCCCCCGGAATTGTTGCAGCGCCGACCAGAGGCAACCGGGGCGCTTAAAACCGTGACCCGCTATATGTTGGATGACCCCACGAGTCTGGCGGTGTACCAGCGCGTGAGTCGGGATTACATCAACGAATACTCCATCGGCTTTTTCATCATCAAATTTAACTATGACCGCATCACCGACGAGGTAGGCAAGAATCGCACGGTGCGGCGGATTACCGAAGGCAGTTTATTAGAGTACAGCAATGTCATTTGGGGCATGAACCCGGAAACCATGACCACCGATGTAAAGGAGCGCGAGATGCCGACAGCAGCGGAAATCAAAGAATATGGCCCGGATGGGCCAGAACGCAAATTGGGCGAGTACGTGAAAGCCAGCGTGTATGATTGCTGGACGTACTGCATCAACCAACTGATGAGCGAGGGCATGATTAGCGACACTGAACACCTGGCGCTTGCCGAGGGTGGTCTGGAAATGCTCCGCATGATGGGCGCGTTGATGGGGAATGACATCGCCTTACGCCCCTATGAATACATGCCCATGTTTTTCATGTGGGGGAACGATTTTATTGACCGCCAGATTAAAGAGGGGCGGGTGTTGTCTACCGCCAACGTGGATAAGGTGAACGCCACCATTGGCGATATTGAGAGCGCCGCCGGGAAATTACGCGAGATTTTACAAGCGGCGGGCATTTCTGATAGTATGGAAGATAGCGAAGAAGATAAAGCCAACCCCCAACCAGCCGAGCCGGGGCAGGGCGCACCTGCACAACCACTCACTGAGCAAGAACGGGCAGACCTTCTCAAGCAAATTCAAATGACCGAACTCGAATTATTGGAGGCACAAGATGGTCGCACCAATCGCGGACATCCCCTCAATTCGGGCGAAGGCGGACGAATTGCTGAAGGAAGCCAAAACCATCCTCAGTAACCCGGAAGCCACCGCCGAACAAAAGGTGACAGTCCAACAAATGATTGACGACGCCAAGCGCTTGCAGGGCGAAGCAATCCAGATGCAGCACATTCAAGACCTTGAGCAGAGTCTTGGTGCGGCGGGCGCAAGCGCCAGTCACGCCAATGCCGACGAGAGCAAGGGCAACGGTGACATCTTTGATGTCCCTTATATGCCCGACGGCTCAAGCTATAAGACTGTCGTTGGGTATATTCGCGCCATTGTCGGCGCAACCCCCACCCCGGTCAACCCCACCCCCAAGCCGAGCAAGAATCTGGTTTGGTTTGATGACAGCAAGGATGTCCAGTCGCAGAGTGGCGCACAACGTAAGGACATGGTCGAATCCGTTGGCGCAAGCGGCGGTTTCCTTGTCCCACCCGAAGCGTTCACCAACGTACTGGCCGCACAACAGCAATTGATGAGTCTGATTCGCAGCCGCGCAACCATCATTCGGATGCGCCGCCGCCAGATTCAAATTCCCGTGCTTGACCAAACAGGCACAACCAGCGGGCGTCCGCATTGGTTCGGTGGGTTACGCGCCTACTGGACAGAAGAAGCCGGACTCAAAACCCAAAGTGATGCCGCGTGGCGTCAGATTACCCTCGTTGCCCACAAGTTGGCGGCGTATGCCCGTGTCAGTGATGAACTCATTGACGATGCGGTGATTTCGCTGACCGACTTCCTGATGGGCGCGATGGGCTTCCCCGGTGTCATTGCCTGGATGGAAGAAGATGCGTTCTGGAACGGAACGGGTGCAGGTCAGCCACAGGGTATCATTCCCTCCCCGGCGACCCTCACCTACAACCGCGAAGACCAGAACAATGTCGTCTACAACGACCTGATTGCGATGCTGCAACGCTTCCTCCCCAACGCCAACGGCATTTGGGTAGCCAGCCAGAGTACGCTCGGCGCGTTGCTGAGAATGTCCGGCCCAAGCGCCAACCCGAACTTCGTTTGGGGGCCGGGGCCATTGGGACAAACCGCGTTGGGCGACGTGCCCGGTGTGCTGTTGGGGCGACCCATCTATTTCAGC